GGCATCCTGGACGTCCCCACGGTCGGCATCGAGCGTGGCGGTATCCGGTTCCCGGTGTCGCCTTCGATCGCTGATGCGCTCGACGACATCTGGCTCTGGACCGAGACCGACGACATCTCGGCTGCGACTGGTGCTGGCACCAAGCCCTGCGTTCGAGTCCCCTGTCCGACCTTCTCGGAGGAGCGGCTCGACTGTCACGGTCTGTGTATCACTGCGGGCAACTTGACCGAGTCGGCCTATCCCGAGGTCATTCGCAACTACTTGCGGCTCGTGATGGCGGCGCATCGGCACGTCATCAACCAGCGGATCATCGCCGACATCGTGTCGCAGTCCACTGCGGTTTCGATCGGCGCTACCGGCAACCCGATCACCACGAGCTTGCTGGGTGCCATCGACCTGCAGGTTGCAGACTACCGTGAGCGGTACCGCATGTGCGACAACGACGTGCTCGAGGTGGTTCTGCCTCGTTGGGCACGGAACGCCATCCGCTCGGATCTCGCTCGACGCAGTGGCGTCGAGAACTTCCTGGCGATCTCCGATGCGCAGATCGGTAACTACTTCGACGTTCGGGATGTGCGAGTCCAGTTCGTCACCGACTGGCAGGTCGGCGCTTCAGGCAGCCCCGGTTTCACCACTCCGGCGACTGCCTGGCCGGCGACCGTCAGCTTCCTGATCATGGCCGCCGGTACCTTCGTGGTCGGCAACGGTCTCGATCTGGAACTCGGTGTGGTCCGAGACAGCACCCTCAACGCCAAAAACGACCACACGGCCGCTTGGACCGAGGAATGCAAGCTCGTCGCCAAGATCGGTCACGACTCCCGTAACGTCACGGTTCCGTTCTGCGTGAATGGCCGGACGGGTGCTGCCGACCAGACCAGCTGCACGTTGGTCTGATAGCACTCGAACCTAACGGAAAGGAGGTGTACGGACAGTGGTTCTGACAGCAGCGAGAAAGCTTGTTGCGTCGCCTGTCCGTACACTCCTGCCATACGGCTTGATGTCGGTCGCTCAGCCGATCGAGGATTCTGATAGTCATTGGCAGCTTGGTGTACGGTTCGAGCCAGATACTTGCACTCAGGCCAACATCACCACAATTGACTGTCCGGCACCACCTGCGGACAAAATGCCCACCGAGACGATGGGTCTTCGAGGCAGCAACCCGTTCACCGTTTACTCGATGCCGGTTTGTAGCCCTATCGGGTATATCGGGGAGGCGGAGCGTCGAGCAATCGCAGCCCTGACCTCCGGCGAAGCTCGGACGGTCGAAGGCGAGTTCTGGACCGGTGCGGCTGGCACAACTCCCCATCTGGCAGCCAACACCCCCATCACCGGCTCTGACGGCGTTATCGAGCAGACCGCAGCGACTGTGCTGGTTACAGGTGCTGTGGACGTCGTCGAAGGTGTGGCGTTGCTCGAGGAAGCTCTGTCGTCTTGCTACGGCAATGAGGGTGTCCTGCATGTTCCTCGCAGTGTGCTTACGCACATGACGGCGTGGAACTTGGCCACTAAGGACGGCGCCAAGCTCCGGAGTCCGTCGGGTCACCTGATTGCGGCTGGTGCCGGTTACCCGGGATCCAGTCCCGTTGCACCAACCGGAAGCCCTGGTATGGGTCTGCGCTGGATTTACGGGACTGGTGCCGTGACCATCCGAAGGTCAGGGATCGAAGTCCCAGCGGCTCGACCGGCTGACGTCTTGAGCCGTAGTAAGAACGATGTGATTCTGGTCGCTGAACGTACTTACGTCATCGGCTGGGATTGCTGCCATTTCGCAATACCGATCAGTATCACGGGCGTTACAACGGGTACGCTCGGAACTTAGGAGGGAACATGGCACAACCTACTTTGTGCGCTGCCCCGATCCGTGGTACCCGCATGCGGATCATTCGGCTCGACTCGTGTGGTCTGCCGGTCACGGGTGCTGGTGGTCTGGTGGTCACCGACGGCTTCGTGCAGGTCGAGGTCTCGCAGGAGTACGAGGATGGTACCGACTACTCGCTGCGCAACGCCCAAGGCGCCTTCTGCGTGAACGAGGTTGGTCCCGACCAGTTCCGCCGGTCGAACCTCACCATTCAGTTCTGTGCCATCGATCCGGATGTCGTAAACTTGATCACGGGTGCGCTGGTCATTACGACCGGTGCGCCAGTGACTGGTACCGGTTTCTGGGTTCTCGAGGGCAGCGTGGAGCAGCGGTTCAGCCTGGAGGTTTGGCAGGCGGTAGCAGGGACGGCCTGCGTCGGTGCCAACCCTCTGCGGGCCTACTGGGCTTGGCCCAACCTCTTTGCGGGGAGGTTCAATGACTTCACCATCGAGGACGGCACGCTCGAGTGGCAGCTGTCTGCTAAGACCGCTGCAGCCAATACCGGCTGGGGAACAGGTCCAGGGGCATCGCCTGACTGGATCTCGTCGGTGCCACCACTAGCGCACTACGGGTTCAACCTGGCACCTCTGCCGTTGCCGGCACTCACGGGCTGCGGTGCTGCGGCCTTGGCCTGATGTATTCGGATCTGTGTCAGCCATGGCCTTACATCTGGTGCGGTGATCTCGCAGGGGTGAACCCTGCGGTCACCGGATCAGCGGTCATGGCTGCTTCAGAGATCCTATGGTCAGCAACAGGTCGACGGTTCGGTAACTGCGCTGTCAAGATTCGGCCCTGCCGTAAGGACTGCAACACCCAATGGCCCCAGGATACCATCTGGTCGGACGGCGTCCTGACCCGAGGCGGCTATTGGGGTTGGCCGTACCCTTCCCTCGTAAACGGGATCTGGCTTAACCTCGCCTGCGGCCAATGCGGAGACAGCTGCTCGTGCTCAGCAGTATCTGAAGTATTGCTGTCTGAGACGATCAACGAAATCACCTCAGTAACGGTCGACGGAGTTGCTCTGCTTCCCAACGTGGACTACTTGGTTTACGATGGTCAGCGCCTGGTCCGGATGGGTGGCCACGAATGGCCCCTGTGTCAGGATTTCACGGTAACGGGCGGTCCCGGTTCGTGGATCATCGAGACTTCCATCGGTGCGCCAGTGCCCGAATCCGGCAAGATGGGCGTCGGAGCGCTGGCTCTCGAGATTGCTAAGGCCTGCAGCGGGATGGAATGTGGGCTTTCCTTCGAGGTGCAGAAGGTGGTCCGTCAAGGCGTGACCATGGAGCGGATCCGGGCTGAGGATGTTCTAGTGGATAACCTGACCGGGGTTTTCTTGGCCGATCTCTTCATCAGGCAGATGAACCCACGGGCCATCCAGGACCGGGCACGAGCTTATTCGCCCGATCACATGCCGGCAAGGCTTCAGGGGTGAAGCATGGACTTCACCAAGATCTACCGGGTCGGGGGCTTGCTACTCGACTGCGCCTGTGCTAAACTCCAGTTGACGGAAGCTGGGTGCCCAGCTCGTCGATGTTTGGTGCCAGGCATTGAGCCTGAAGCCGCTAACTGCTGCGAGGGAGAGGGTCAGCTCACGGTCAATGTCGCACGATCCTACCCATCCCGTAAGTTCCCTGTTCCGGATCTCGGCGTGCCTGTTAACTGCGACGTGCCATGGGACGTGGTCACTTTCAACGTGGTAGTGTTCCGCTGCATGCCGACGGGCGATAGACACCATCCTCCCACCTGTGATCAGCTTGACGATACTGCTTTCACAGTAATGTCGGATATGGCCGCAGTCCGGGCGGGGGTGGCGTGTTGTCTTCGGGATATCGATACGGTTTCTCCAATCCTGGGCGATGGCTATACTTGGGGTCTCGGTGATCACGCGTCGGTTGGTCCCGAAGGCGGATGTGTGGGAACCAATCTCACGGTCTTGGTTGGGATCCCGACCTGTTGGGAGTGCGAATGACTGTGAAAGTGCACACTAGCGCTCTCGAGCGGTTCCTGCGTCCGCCAGGAGGAACAGTGAGTCCTCTTGGTGCTCGGTTGATGGTTACAGGCATCAACGTGCAGACTCGAGCTAAACGGCAGTGTCCAGTCGATACTGGCAGGCTGCGTGCGTCCATCCAGACGTCGTCCCCCTTCCGGCGGGGTAGGCGACTGGTGGTGACGATCGGCAGTAATGTCAAATACGCAGGATTCGTCGAGCGAGGCACCCGGTTCATGAGGGCGAGGCCATACCTACGGCCTGCCCTAGAACAGGAGATGCAATAGTGCGTGACTTTAGTAAGCCGGTAATCAAGGAACCGACGCTAATCGAGTTCACCCTCGATGGCGACGTGTTCCATGCGTATCCCAATGTCGGCGCTGGTCTGATCGATGACCTGATGGACCTGACCGAGTTCGGTGATCTGCTCGACAAGGATCCGGATACGGCGACTGCTGAGGATCTCACCAAGCTGGCCAAGGCCCAGCATACCTATAACGTCCGGCTAGCTAACTTCCTCGATCTGGTGTTGTCGCCTGAATCGGCTGAGCTGTACGCAAGCCGTTTGCGTCTGGCAGGACCCAAATCGATCGAACGTTGGCAGTCGCAGGGGGTTATTCGGTTCCTGATCGAGGAATACAGTAAGCCCCACCCTACGGGACCGCCATCGTCCTCCACCAATGGGCGAGGCGGTTCCAAGCGGAGTTCGACGGCTACTGCGTCGACCGGGGAATAGACCCGGAGGTTCTGCCCTATAGCCGCTTCCTCAATCTCATCTATTTCTTGAAGGTCCAGCATCTCGACAAAGAGGAACGGGAGAATTTCGACCAAATGCTTGCGGATGCGAGCCGATCGGCTGAACCTAAGACTCTCGATAAGTCGGGTAAACGCATGCCTTCGTGGTGGCCGAGTGAGGAAGCGATCACCAGGGATAACCTCGAAGCGGCTCGTGCGATGGGTTACGCCATAGGACAGGTCGGCTGATGTCGCTGTCGTCGCCAGCTGGCGGACCCATCGCCACCGCTTTCGTGGAGGTCGAGCTAGACACCTCCAAAGCCGATAAACAAGTTGGTTCATTCCTTTCTACCCTCGAGGGCAAGACGGCTAAAGCGGCTGAGGCCAGCGGCGAGGAGATCCAGGCTGCTTTCGAGGAAGCGGCTCGAGACGCCCGAGAGGCATTGCAGAACATCGGTAAGGCGGGCTTGTTCAAGCCGCTAGAAACTCAGGCCGAATCTGCTGGAGAGGACATCCAAGATTCATTCAACGAGGCTCAGCGCCAGGTCGACTCGATCCTTCGGGATATCGGCGGACCGGAGCTGTTTGCGCTCGTCGAGTCCGAGGCGGAATCCACGGGCGAGGACATCCAAAACTCGTTCCAGGAGGCCCAGCGTCAATCCGATGCGGCACTGCGAGAGATAGGCGGTATCAGTTCCTTCTCTCCCGTGGTGGCGGAAGCTGAGGCCGCCGGAGAATCGATCCAGGATTCGTTCCAGGAAGCGCAACGTCAGTCAGACCAGGCATTGCGTGGTATTGGTGGCGTGGATGCGTTTGCTCCGGTCGAAGCATCGGCGGCAGCTGCTAGTTCGTCGGTCGAGCGGTCATTCGGTCGGACTCGTACCCTGTTTAGTTCGTTGGCCACTGGGGCAAAGCTGTTTGCAGCGTCGCTGGCTATTGGTGGTGCGGCTATAGTCGGCTTCGGTCTCAAGTCGGCCGCTAACTTGGAACAAACCCAGATCGGGTTCGAGTCGCTGCTAGGTTCTGCCGAAGCAGCTGGTGCCTTCATCAAGGATCTGCAGAAATTTGCTGCGACCACCCCGTTCGAGTTCCAGGGATTAGCCAATAACGCCCGCCAGATTTTGGCGATGGGTCAAGCCGCAGGCTTCACGCAAAAGGATGTCCTGCCGTTACTCACCACCATCGGTGACCTAACCTCCGTTCTGGGCCAACCGCCCGAGGCCATCGATCGGGTGGTGCGTGCACTATCCCAGATGTCCAGCAAAGGTAAGATCTCTTCCGAGGAACTGCTGCAGATTGCTGAAGCGGTGCCTGGGTTCCCTGTCTTCCAGGCCATGGCAGATGGTTTGGGGATCACCACCCAGGCTCTACAGGAGCAGTTGCAAAAGGGCGCTGTGCCAGCGAAGGAAGGCATCGCTGCTCTGGTTAAGGGGATGCAAGAGTTTCCGGGTGCGGCCGGTGCGATGGCCAAGCAGTCTCAAACGCTGACCGGTTTGTTCAGTACCTTCAAAGATACGGTCTCGCTTTCGTTGACTGAGGCCTTTCAGCCCCTGGTTCCGACCATCAAAGAGCAGCTTGGACTAGCGGTCCCGGCGATCCAGGGTGCTTTAGGCACCATAGCTCCTGCGCTGTCAGGAATCACGACCAACCTCATTACGATTCTGGGTGGGATCGTTGGCGAGCTGGGACCTGCCTTCGGGACGGCACTGCAGGGAGTGGCGGAGGGTCTTACTCCCATTGCTGGTGCGCTGGTCGACGCCTTTGTTTCGTTGAAACCGGCGTTGAAGAGCTTGATGCCGCTGTTTTCTGCGTTGGGTGAAGCAGTAGCTCCGATTATTACCTTGCTAGGCGATGCTCTCGGAGCTATTCTCCCGCCACTCATCGCCGGATTTGGGGTGCTGGTTCGAGCGGTGACCCCTCTGATCAACGTACTGGTGAAAGTAGGGGAGGCTCTCCTCGATGCCCTAGGCCCTGCGTTTGCGGATATCCTGCGGGTGGTCGGTGAGGTTGCTCAATCGTTAGCTCCTGTGCTGACCGACATCGCTCGACTGCTGGGTGACTTGCTTGTCGATGCTGCTAAGACCCTGGGTCCGATCCTGGCCCAGGTGGCGGAGATCCTCGGTGGCGCACTACTCCAGGTCCTCGAGGTCTTGCGACCCGCCCTGAAAGAAGTCGGCAAAGCGCTTGTGGACGGACTGCAGAAAGTACTCGAGGCTCTGGCACCTGCTCTGCCGGAGCTGGCCGAAGCACTGGGTCAGATCGCCATTGCCTTGGCGGAGCTGCTGGTAGCGGTGGTCCCGTTGCTGGTTCCACTCATCAAGCTAGCTGCGTTACTGCTCTCGGAGATCGGTGCGCCGGTTTTGGTAGCGCTTGCCAAAGCGATTGCGATTTTGGCGACTGGCTTGGCCAAGCTGGCGACTATCATCTCGACCAACATCCAGCCTACGCTGTCGCTCGCTGCTGATTTGTTCCGGTCTCTGTGGCAAGACATCTTAGTACCTCTCGGTCTGTTCATCGCCGCAGCGTTCATTACGCCTTTTATTGCTCTCGGGACGCTGTTTACGCAGGTGATAGTGCCAGCTGTCCAGGCGGTAGCCAACGTATTCCTCACGATCTGGCATACGGTCCTCGAGCCTATAGTCAACTTCCTCACTCAGGTGTTCATAGTAGCACTGAAGGTGTGGATTGCTATTATGATCGGCCCGCTGATCATCGCCGTAGCGTCGGCAATCGAGATCCTCAAGGTACTGTGGAACGCGGTCCTGGTCCCGTTGGC